CAAATTATAGATAGAAATTATTCAAACTTATTCTATATGAGTAACGATTTGAAATATATTGATGTTGAAAAGCAAATAAGCAATAAATTTTATAGAGACGAGAGACAGATGGTTGCAGGATTTTCTACTACATCCAAAACCCGTCCTCTTATCATTTCAGCATTGGATACATACATGAATGATAAAGATATATTAATTCGTTCACAACGCTTAATTGACGAGTTATTTACGTTTATATGGTATAATGGTAGGGCGGAAGCTATGAAAGGGTATAATGATGATTTAACGATGGCATTAGCAATTGGATTATGGGTTCGTAATACCGCATTAAGATTGAGACAAGAGGGAATTGATTTAACAAAGAGTATGTTGAACTCTACAACTATACAAAATAATACTAATGTCTATTCAACTAATTGGCAATCGCAACGTAATCCATATGAAATGGAAGTGGGTAAAGGTCAGGTTGAAAATTTAAGTTGGTTACTTCGTTAAATTTTATATATTTATATGTTGAAACATTTTATTAAATGAAATTACTTATTAGAGTATTAAAAGAAATAGACCCACATACTAAAGGTTTAACAGGATTAAATTCAGATGATTATGAGACTGATTCTGAAAAAAATTTCGTACGCCACCATGCTAAAGATATGTATATGAAATATATGGGTTCTCCATCTGATAAGGATACCGTTGATTTTGATGATAGCGATGTAGAACATATACCACAAATATATGACCCTAAAAAGGATAAAGTAAAAAGAGGATATGAACCAGTCAACTCGTCAAATTTAAAAGAAACAAACGAAGATTTAGATAAATGGTTTAAAGAAAAGTGGGTAAATATTGGCAAAAAAGTCGATGGCAAACATCCGCCATGCGGAACTTCGGGAGAAAAAAAAGGTTATGCCAAATGTGTTCCTGCTGCAAAAGCCGCTGGAATGAGTAAAAAAGAAAAAGAAAGTGCAACTCGCAGAAAAAGAGCTGCACAAAATGATGCAGGAAGAGGTGGTAAAGATAGTAAAGGACAAGGTAAGACCCCAATATATGTTTCTACAAAACCAAAAAATGAAACCATGAACATAGAAGAAAAAATAAATTTATTTTTAGAAAAAAATTGCCCAACTGACCCGGCAAAGTGGTCCGCATCTAAATCAGCAGCTAAATCTAAATTTGATGTATATCCATCGGCCTACGCAAATGGATGGGCAGCAAAAAACTATAAAGGCAAAGGTGGTGGATGGAAACAGTGCAATGAGGGAGAAGCTAACGCATTATGTGAAGATTGTTGGGATGGGTATAAGCAAATTGGGAGTAAAATGAAAAATGGTAAAATGGTCCCAAATTGTGTTCCAATAAATGAAGAAGTTGATACGGATTATGATGAATTGGATGTGGAGCCGGAAGAAATTGAAGATTTTATTCAATTTTTAAAAGCCTATAAGAATACTTTAGCCGAAGCAAATTGCAATTGTGTGTATGAAGCAGAATATCAAGGTAGAGAAGTGAAATTAGGCAAACCAATGCAGGGTGATGTTAAGAAGTTCAAAGTATATGTAAAAAATCCAGCAGGAAATGTTGTTAAAGTAAACTTTGGACAAAAGGGAATGAAAATTAGAAAATCAAATCCTGCTGCTAGAAAATCATTTAGAGCACGAATGAATTGTGATAATCCAGGTCCAAGACATAAAGCAAATTATTGGTCGTGTAGAGCTTGGTAAAACTATGAATCATATTATATACAAAATAACCAATAGTTTAAATGGGAAATATTATATAGGTAGGCATTCTACTGATAATATCGATGATGGGTATATGGGAAGTGGTATTGGTATATTAAATGCAATTAAAAAATATGGAAAAGAAAATTTTAAAAAAGAAATAATTGCAAAAGTCGATACACCGAATGAATTATGGGAATTAGAATTAAAATATGTGAATATTGATGTTGTCAACGATAAAAATTCATATAATATGTGCCTTGGTGGAAAACATTATCTATATGGATTACAAAAGACCGATATTAAAAAATTTATAAAACATCAATCGGATGCAGGTAAAATCGGAGGAATTTCTTGTTACCAAAATTTAAATGATAAAAAGGAATGGCATCGTAAAGGAGGGTCAGTATCATCGAGAAAAAGAGCATCTTTATATATTTATGAGATATTAGAACCAAATGGAAATATACATATTGTAAATGGATTGGAGTTCAGACAAATATGTAAGGATAAAAATTGGAATTATAGTACATTGCATTGGAAAACAAGTATGGGTAAATATATATCAAGAGGCGCACATAAAGGTTTTAAAGTTTCCCAACTTAAAACTATCTAAATAATATAGATTAAAATAAAAACAACAAATGGCAGATAAATCATTCTTTGGTAGGCTAGAGAAACTATTTTCAACAAACACAATTGTCCGCAAAACATCAAAGGGCATACGAGTAATAGATACGGATGAATACCAATCTATGTCAACTAATTTGATAGATAGATATACTCGTATGAGGACTCCGCAGTATAGTGGAGGACTGATAGAATCTGCAATGGCATATCAGCAAGTTCGTATAGATTTATTCAGAGATTATGATGGTATGGATAATGACCCTATCATCGCATCTGCATTAGATATATACGCAGATGAATCAACTGTTAAAAATGAATTAGGTGATATACTAAAGATTAATTGTGCAAATGAAAATACAAAAGAAATTCTTAGAAATCTTTTTTATGATATATTAAATATAGAATTCAATCTTTGGCCTTGGACTAGAAATTTGGCAAAATACGGAGATTTCTTTTTACAATTGGAAATAGCTCCAGAATTGGGGATTGTAAACGTATTACCACTATCTGTATATGAAACCTCTAGAGTAGAAGGATTTGACCTGCAAAATCCACAAAAAGTAAAATTTGTATATTCTCCTTTTCAAAATCCAAATAATTCACTATCAAACGCATCTGCGAAGCGTGAATATGATAATTATGAAATAGCACATTTCAGGTTATATTCGGATGCAAACTTTTTACCATACGGAAAATCTATGATTGAGGGTGGTAGACGTGTTTGGAAACAATTGACTCTTATGGAAGATGCTATGCTAATCCACCGTATCATGCGAGCTCCGGAGAAACGAATCTTCAAAGTGGATGTTGGAAATATACCACCAACCGAAGTTGATAATTATATGCAAAAAATTATTAATTCATCTAAAAAAGTTCCATTTTTAGACCCAAGTACAGGTGAATATAATTTAAAGTATAACGTTCAAAACTTAATTGAAGATTATTATATGCCAGTTCGTGGTAATGATAATGGAACATCAATTGATACGTTGAAGGGATTGGAGTATAATATGATTGACGACATCAATTACCTAAAAGGTAAAATGATGGCTGCATTGAAAATTCCAAAAATATATTTAGGATATGAAGAAGATGTTAGTGGTAAAGCTACATTGGCTGGACAGGATATTCGTTTTGCAAAAACAATCGAACGAGTTCAGAGGGTATTAGTATCGGAGTTGACTAAAATCGCAATAGTTCACTTATATTCGCAGGGATTCGATAAAGCAGATGATTTAGATTTCTCATTAGAACTCACTACACCATCTAAAATATATGAGCAAGAGAAAGTTGAATTATATACATCAAAGATTTCATTAATCCAACAAATGCAGCAAACTAAAATGTTTTCTAAAAAATGGATGTATGATGCTATAATGCAAATGTCTCCAGAAGAGCAAGATGAGTTAACCGTAGATGTTATAGATGATACCAAACAAGCATTTAGATTATCATCAATTGAAACGCAAGGGGTAGACCCGGCGAAAGAGACTGGAACGGATGAGACTACTAATGTAGAAGAAGAATTACAACGTATAAAAACTGAATTATCTGAAAAAGATACAGTTGGTAGACCTAAAGACCCTGTTAGATACGGAAAAGATGACCATCATTTGGGTAGAGACCCATTTGGCATTAAAAGTATAAAACAAAGAGCTACACGCGAATATACCGAAATATTTAAAGATATGTTGGGTAATAAACGAAATATTTTAATAGAAGATTTGGATAGAATGTAATAATCCATAATAAAAATATATTTATATCAGAGAAACGCATAATTAATGAAAAATATCAAACACTCGAAGTTTAAAAACACAGGATTTATTTTTGAATTACTGGTTAGACAGATTACATCCGAAATAATGGCCGGTAAAAATAATTCGAAAGCAGAGAAAATATTAAAAGAATGTTTTTCTGCTAAAAAAGAACTTTCAAAAGAATTAAAACTATATCAATATCTTATAAATGAAAAATATAATTCAGAATCTAAAGCAGAAAAGTTTGTTGAAACTGTTTGTGAAGCTCGTAAGCGATTGGATGAACAAAAACTTACAAAAGAGAAATATAATTTGATTAGAGAAATCAAAGAAGCATACGATATAGATGAATTCGTAAAATCATCAATTTCAAATTATAAAAATTTGGCATCAATATATAAGATATTTGAAGCAACTATTACAACAGAAGTATTTGAGCCAAAGGATATAGTTAATTCTAAATTTACAATTGTTGAGAATATAATAAATTCTTCAATTGAAAATAAAGATAAAAAAATACATGATAGAGTTTTGGATGAATACGGTAAGCAGGATGAGTCCGTGAGAATTTTAACTTACAAAATGTTGGTTGAAAATTTCAATCATAAGTATAGCAAACTATCAGTTCAACAAAAAAATCTACTTACTCAATATATAAATAATATCAATAATACTGGAAAATTAAAAGAATATGTGAACGAAGAGGTTAATGGATTATCTAATGGATTGAAATCGATTGGATTACAAATAACCGATAAAGTTACCAAAATCAAATTATCAGAAACTATTAATAGTATTAAAAAAATTAAATCTGTTAAGAAAATCAGAGAAGAACATTTGTCGGCATTAATGATGAGCTACGAATTACTATCTGAATTAAAAAATACGTTAAATAAATAAAAAATGAATTATAGGACATTCAATACAAAATTGGTAACATCTGGTTCAGCTGGATTAATAGATAATGCATGGGGCATACTACCTGTCAGTGGTGTAGTTGGGACATTTGAGTTGGAAGGATTCGTAAGTGGGAGTTCAAATCATCCCAGTATGTCATTAGAGCATTTGGTACCAGGCCAACCGTTTGGGTGTTATGTTAGAAGCATAACCGTAACTAATGGTGGTTCTGTTTATGTATTATCTTAAAATGAATTAATTATGCCAGCAAAATCAAAAGCACAGCAAAGATTTATGGGAATGGTACATGCTACCCAAAAGGGTGATATGGAATCGCCATCCGCCGAAGTTAGTAAAGTGGCCAATTCCATATATGATAAAGATGCTAAAGATTTTGCATCTACCTCACATAAAGGATTGCCCGATAAAATCAAAGAAATAGTATTATCGGAATTACGTTCTGTTAGAGCAATTCAAACAGATTATACCGATACAATAAATGCAATTCAGAAACATTTGGATGCATATAAGAAAACCAAAGGAACTCCACAGGAATCAGAACACGTTCAACAATTGAAATCGCTAAGTATTAAAAAGAAAAAACTTACCGATGAATTGGATGCAAAGGTTAAAGGATTATACAAGGATGCCGAATTAAAAGTAGATGAATTAACAGGTACTGATGCCGCCGGTCCTTACAATACACCATTCGCATTTAGTGGTAAAGATGATGAAAAAACTAAAGGTAAAAGACAAGCGGATTTGACTGGATATTCGGTAGTTAAAGAAAATCGTTGGATAGCGCTTAAACAAGAAGATTCAAGTGCACAATCTAAAATAGGCAAAGGTATATCCAATATCAATAAACAATTGGCAGAAATGGAAAGATTTCTTAATTGGTATGGAAAAATTAAAAATGAAAGTGGAATAGATAATAAAAGTTATTGGAAAAGAACAAATACTAATATTTATAGTATAAAAGAAAGATTAATAAAATTAGACCAAAAAATAAGACAAATTTCACAATAATGAAAATATCACAATTAAAAGAAATTGTTAAGAAAGTAGTTTCGGAGGAAACCGAATACCAACAGTTGTTTATGCATATGTTGGATAAGACTGGTAAGGATATCGGCTCTATGAGCGATGATGAAACTACCAAATTTTTTAACGCAGTCGATAGAGCATATAAAGCAAAATCAGAAGGTAAACTAAAGGGATACAATGAAAATACATCATTTGGATTCAAAGTAAACGAAGCATATGATGGACCAGTCATATTAAAAACGGGCAATAAAAACACATTCAAAGTGGGTGAAAAAGTTACATTCGCAGATGCTGGAAAGCCAAAAAAAGAATATACAGTAGTAAAATCTAGCGGCAATGGTGATTTTGTTTTAC